GGTTTCCGGGTCCTGCACAATAGCTCGCGAATTCTTCAGCCAGAGAGTTCGGGTTTTAGAGGTGTCGTGAAAGATCGCCAATGATCCCGGCTTGAGCACTCCGCGGTCTGCACTCAACCTGAATTCGGCCAGGCGGATCGGTAACGAAGAATCGTAGAACGCCATATCAAACCTGAGATCCGTCCTCTTGATCCATTCCATGCTGTCGGCTTCCACGTAGGTAACCCGATCCGAGATATCTTTCCCGTGCTGGGTCTGATCGATATCCAAAGTCACAATCTTGCCGAACCCGTTGGCGTTACATCCCCTTAACAAAGCAACTGCTCCGTATCCTTTGAAGGTCCCTGTCTCCAAGATTAGTTCCGGTTTCTCTACCCGGACCAGAGCGGTTAAAAAGTCCAGATATTCAATCTCAGTTGATCCGCCGTCGAAGGTTGAGAACAAGTCGGCTCGTTCAGCGTCAATGTGCGGGTGGGCGTCTGATTCTTTCATTTGCGTGATTCGATTAAAATTCCTTCAACGATATCGTCGTACCCCTTCAAAACTTCCGTCCGTTTATCGAAGACTTCAGTGTCGCTGGCTCCGCAATAGACCACTTCCGGACTCGCGTAATTGCGCAGGGTGCCAACCAGTTTGCGCCGGGTGTCCGGCACCACCATTAGAAACGACCCGAACTTTTCGTCAGCGGTCTGGTTGTCTGGGGTTGGGTAACCTTCAAGGGTCTTTTTCGCCTGCGGTGATAGGCCGAGCATCTTGGCAATCTCAGCCGCCGCCTGAACGCTTGGCTGTGCCGATACCAGAAAGAGTTTCGTGTTGTCAACCACTGCCGCCCGTAGCGTGGGGTCGGCTGCTGATAACGCCGACGCTTGTTGCAATACCGTGACCACAACAGCGCCAAATTTCCGAGCAGTAGTATAATAACGCTTAAGAGCATCGCTTCCTCCCGGCATGGCGATGATACGGGCTCCCTCCTCGAATATCACCAGCTTTTTCTGTCCGCGCGGACGTTTCATGACTTGTTGCATTGCTACATTGAGCATCAGGAAATGGGCGATGGCCCGCAACTCGCTCATCGCCTCTGGGATCTGACCCAATTCAATGTGGGTGATTGACCCGTCCAACCGGGTGTTGGTTTTGCCGTCAAAGATCTTGCCGTATATCCCGCTGGCATTCCACGCACTCAACCGTTCGCCTAACTTCTTAGCTTCCGGCGTTTCCGGGGTGTGAATCATGTTCTCGACCAACTCCGAATGAGTCGGCATATCGTCCGCGCTCATGGTCGCCAACCCCAGATTCCGCACGTAACGTTTGGTCAAAGGATCCACGGCGAACTTCGCCACGTTAAGAGCGTCTTGCTCGTTCCAATCCTGCTCTTTCTCTTCCCGTAATTCCGTCCACGCATCAATAAAGGTGTTCCCGAATCCTGCCATGTTTTGCCAGTACTGGTGAACGACATACGCTCGATGCTCGATCTTCCGGGTTTCTTCCGGGTGGGCGTGTGACCATTCTTCCCACGCATCATCGTACAGGCTTTCGAGATGCTGGCTCAAGACCGCTTGAATCTCGCTGACTCGCGATTGGTTTCCCTGACTTTCCCGCAACATCTGCAGGCATAAGGTGACCGCAAACGACAGATGCTCGTTCCCTAACGGGATCTGGTTGACGTCCAGATAATTGATGGTGGTCCCGGTGTTCGGCGAGATGACGATCGGGTTCGCTCCGGCCGTCTGGACCGTAGTCCCGTGGCTCAACCCTTCTTCGACGATCAAGACATAATCGTAGTCCTGCAAAACCTGAGAGAGCAGATCGCTCAGCAAGATCGATTTGCCGGCACCCGTAATCCCGAAGATCAAGGCGTGTTGCCCGGTCTTTCCGATATGGAGGGTTAACCCGACCAACGCGCCAGAAGGCGAGGTATAGAGGGCTTCGGCTTGATCCAGTTTCCCGGTGAACGAGGCCGACCAGGGGAGCAGATCCGCCGCCACCGCGTCGTCCGTAAGCAGGTCCCAATCCCGATAAGTCGAATAGGTCCAGCCCGGGAACGTGTTATAAAACAATTGGGCGCTAGTTTCTGTCATCGTCGCGTGATGCACTATCGTTCCTGCCATCCCCGAGAAAGCGTTCCTAGCAATCGAAGCGTGACTGATCAATTTGTCCGCGTCCCGGTGCCAGATCCGCATCGCGAAAAAGACGTTGACCGGGTTCATGTGCCCACGATTCAAATCGTCGAGCCGCTCCTTACCCATTTTCGCTTCTTCGCCCAGATTAAACCGCATCACATGGTCTCTCTCCGCTTCGCCGATCAACTCGTTAGTGATAGCGCCCAATTTCTTGATCACTTCATGCGGTTGCAGTGGGTAAACGTTGACCGTGATCTCGAAATCGTTGAACGCGAACCCCAAGACTTTAGCGATCATCCCGTCCCCGACGAACTTCGGCAATTCCCGCATCACCATCATGACGTGATTGTACTTGTCCAACTGGAACGATACCCCAGCTTTGGGCGGTTGATGGAAATCGCCCGATAAACAATTCTCCAAGATCGAGAGTGTCCCGTCGAACATGTCTTGCGGCGGGCGCCGGGTCCCGAGGCTGGGGTTTAAGAACTTGTAATAATAATCGAAATGTTCCTGATCGCCCATCAGCTTGATCCGGCATTCTGGGAACCGGGAATTGAGGACGTCCAACTGCACTTGCTCGAATTCTTTCGCCTGACTGATTGACAACTCCTCGAAATGTCCGCGCAACGCTGATTCTGATACCGTGAAATCCGGTTGCGAATCGATCACCTTCGTAATGAAAACCGCCAAAGTTTCCCTCCGCAGTTTCCCGTTCTCCATCTCATCCATCAACCGTGCGTGCCGCTCTGTCCGACTCCAGATCTGCCACCTGAACCTGTACCGATCCACGATAGCGTCAGTATCCCGCTTGTACTTCTCCAGATAATCCGAGAAATCGTTCCCGACCGTGTACTTGATCTGGGCGTTGTAGCTTTGCCCCAGCGTCGCTAGTAACGACTTTAGCCGCGCTGATTGATCTTCAATCGATAATAGATCCATCGATTCCAGTTCGGCCGGCTCAATCAAGAAGCCGCGTGTGATAGCTGTCTGATCGCTTAACCCGTCTCCGTACCACAGGAGATTGTTAAGAAAGAACCCGTTCGGCATCGCCGCCCGACTGATCCGCGTGACCGATTGCCGGGTCAGTTGCTTAATTAACCGCTTGGTCTTTTCTAACTGCACGTAACCCCCTCTCCTGACATGGGTGCTCTGGTAGAAAACGTCGGAACGGAAGCCGCCGTGACCGTGTGTGCGGCCCGACCGACAACACCATGTCGCGTGCGAAGGCAGGCCTCCGTCCCGTGTGAAGCAATTTCAAATAAACCCAGGTGCAGCAGAACGGCAGCACCCCGATAGCAATCAGCGTCCACATCCCTGATAACGCCGCCAACATCATGACCAACACCGAGAGATAAACCGAGAACATCACCGGCTTGTGCCCGTTGTCGATCCCCATGAACCTGTTCCGGTGTCGCCATCGCGCTTTGGTGTCCCGGATCATTGCCACATCGGCGGTGGCTGTATGTTCCAGAACAAGACGCTCAGCATCCCGATCATGGTCGGCACCAGCATGATCCCTACCGAAGAGACAATCCCGTGCTGCCAGTTCCCCTGTGCCCTGTCGTGATTGAACGCTTGCCACGCTAAGACGCAGGCTTTAACGAACATGAAAACCGCGACGAGCGATAAACCCTCTTGAACATATCGCCAAATCGCTTGGGGGTTAGCCGCTTGGACGATATCCAATAAAATCATCATCTTTACCTTCTCCTATCGTTTCGTTGTTTGTGTTCCTTTGCGAAACATCGTGTTTCAACGTGTGTCGGTTATTTCACTGATTTCGTCAAGACTGATTTGTTTTTTTATTCGCCTGGGTCCGTAATGATCTTGGTCAGGTTGAGCCTCCCCTCACGCAGGGCATTTTCGATCTTGTATTCCAGCAGTTGGGATGGACCCCGGCGTTCGCCCCGCACAATCGACATATTTGAGGTATCGACCGCGATGGCGAATTGGCGCTGACTCATCTTGAGCCGTAGGCGCATTTTTATCAGATCTTCGTTTGTCATCCTGAATGAGGATGAAACGCCTAGTTTCAGTAACCAGCAACCTTATTTTTCGTGCAAGATGTGTAAGACCCAACCTCTGTGTTTACAGAGGGCTTGGATTTCTTCCATCGTTCGGGCGTTCGCCCGCTTGAAGATCGAACGCAAAATCGGGGCGCACCTGATAACGTTTAGGCCATCGTCGTCCATGACAAACCCTGCACAAAATGCCGTTGCCGTGATCCGCATTAGCACGCGGACATTATCGCATGTTCGGTCTGACTCGTCGTTGTTCTCTTTGTTCGTAGCGCACCTGAGCGCGTTCCACCTTTTGCCGCTCAGTCTTTTTCGGGGCTGGGCCCGGCGGATTCTTGAACATCGGGATGGCGATGATTACCGGATTCATTTCGGCGGAGGAACGTTCTGGTAAGTTTGTAACGATTGCCCACCACCGCGTGAGGGCCGTTGACCACGTTTGCCGTCTCCTGATGCTGTCCCGTTCCCGTTCCCTTTCATGGTGGTGATCTGGGTTTGTTCCGGTGGCTTTAACGGGATACCGATCTGACCTTGGGTCCCCATCAATCCCGGTGGCGGCATCGAATCGATCATTGCCATCTCGTCTTCCAGATCGCGATCAGCAGGGATCAATTCCGCTCGTTGCAGAAATTCATGGAACGTTTGCCGGCTGATAAATCCTCCGCTGCATAACGCCATTACTTCGGTGAGTTCGCCCCTGACCAACTGCACATCGACAAAATCGGTGTTCAGCTTGATCTCAGCCAGCTTCCCTACGTCGTTTGGAATCGCCTGGGAGCCCGTCCACCAGACAACCCAGTGTAACACCTGTGTCAGGCTCAGTGAACACGCCTCCGAGGTCTGGATCAATGCTGCTGTCTGTCCTGATTGCCGCATCAAGACCGTTTGATAGGCTTCGGTGCCCGACTGTTTCTCCAACATCCTTGCACCCAATGCAGCCAATTGTTCTTCGGTCTCGACTATCCCAGTCTCCAGACTTTTCAGTCCGTCCCCATGAAATTCCAGATACCCGCATTCAGCCGCGGGATTGTCGGTGGTCCACACGATCCCTGACCCGACCCGCAACTCGTCTTCAGCTTTGGTATCGAAACATTTGGCAAATGGGGTCGGCAACCCGCAATAATGCCGCCCGTTCTCCAGATCGGCCGACAACATGTAATGCTTGATATTGAGATCCGAGATATCAGTCATGGGCGCCCGATTAATGTCTGGATCGGTATCAATTGAACCGTGAAAAATGAACGGGATCTGTTCTAACCCGTCCCCGCGCCTGGTCGGAGTTGATTGCTTGAAGATCTCAAACCTATCTTGCTCGTTCTTGCGCCACAACTCGCAAATGACAAACGGGGTTGGGCCTGACTGATCGAGCCGGTAAACCCGCCAATGGGTTTCTTTCTCGTGCGAGAACATGTCGGCGTTCTCTTTCTCCTGTTCTACCGGCGCTTCCTCCTGCAACACCAACAAGGTCAGGAGCATCTTGCCGTTTATCCGCGCCTGTTTCCAATTGATGATTTGCTCTGCGGTATATGGGGCAAGGTACGGTCGGTTCTCTTCCTTGCTCCAATCAATCAATGTGCCGCACCGACCCACTGAACAGGTGGCATAGACCACCTCTTTCATGTATTCGTACCACGTCCGCTCAGAGAGGGTGCAATCGTCCAAGAACACTTCAAACTCGGGCGGGACCGTTTGTTCGGGATCTTTCCGGAAGATGAATCCTGACAACATCTCGGTGGTTGCCGCCGTGAAATTAACGAACTTAGTTCGCCGCTTGTAGGCTTCGTACTCCATCGGCTCCTGATCGAACAGAAGCGGGAGATACTTTACCCCTTGCTTGCGAATGACGTCTACGCCAGCCAGGCAATCCTGAATCCGTTGCCAGGTCCCGGCGTAGTAATCATACGAAGGATGCGGGGTATCAACCTTCGGTTGCTGCAGTGCCGACGTCGAGGGTGGGCCCGTCGTCGGGACGACAGCTAATTGGATGGCCATTTAAGAAATGGTCAGGGCTTTTTAGGTTGGATTCTTAATCCCGGGGAACGAATCCGACTTAGCGCGTGGGACTAGATTCTTCGCCGTGATAGTATCCTCAGTCACTTTCCCTGTCGGGTTGCGTTTCCCTTCCGGAGGTCCGGTTTGGATGTTGTCGCCGCTTTTCGCCGTCGGTGCGGTCCGCCCGATGGTGCTGGTGTCTACTGGAACGTTGTTAGCCATAAGAATTGAAAACCTTCCTTTTGTTTACTTTGACTTACGGGAGCGGGATTGCAATGAGAGCCGTCGCGAACGCCGTGTAGGTGGTCTGTGCCGCCGCCGTCTTGAGGGCCGTCAGCAGATTGTCTACCGTCGTCTTGCAGGAGATATCGATAGAGTCCGCTGTCTGCACCATCCCCACTGTGCCGTCGTTGTTAGTCAGACGAGCGTCCCGCATGTACGAGCCCGTATCGGTGGAGTCTACAATGATAAATGTGGACATGCTTCCTCCTTACTTCTTTCCCTCTTCTCTCGGCTCCTCCGAGGTGAAGGTATGCGGTACCGGGTGATTCAGACCCGCCAACGGCTGCTTAGGATGAATCATCCGTTGGGCCGGCGGTCCTGACTCCAGTGGGCGTCCGCCGAATTTCTCATGGTGCCTGCCATGAATCCGGCGATTACTTTCATCCTCCAGTTCAGGTGAATCCTCGCGCAAACCTGCGTCTGCTTCTGCCAACGCTTGGTCGAGCCGTCCTGTGCCGATCGGCTGGGCAGCGTCGTGCGTGACATAAGGGTCAACCTCCGGGTCCGGGTGCGAAGCTAAGGGGATCTCATCCGGACTCATCTTCGGGTCGCCATAAGGTGCGGTCGGCGGCGCGGTGGGGTCGAAATCATCTTCCGGTTTGCGAGCTCTGGTTGACGGGTTATCCGAACGTCTCTCAGCAGCTAACGAATGGCCTGCTTGATGACTTTTGTCCGGTTCAGGGGTTACCTCTTTCGGGAGGTGTTCTTTCTCAGCCATGATCGGCATTATAAACGGTTTACCGCTGAATACAAAGCTTACAAAGAAAAAGGCAGTGCTCTTTGACCGCATTCCGCTTTCCAATCAAAGAGGGATCGCTTGTACCAACAAACGATTTTTCACTGCGCCAGAAGGCTAGCGCGTTTTCAATCCCAGTTCAACCGGCAGATCGATACTTAACCCGAGGCCGCGAGCTGCTCTCCCGTGGCTGGTGATCCAATCGTGGCACGGCCCGCAGACCGGCAACCAGTACTGTTCCAGATTGAGCAAGCTATGATGCCGCCCTGCCTTGTGATGACATTGGTTTGTCGGCCTGCCTGCTCCGTATTGTCCGCTCAGATGTTTATCTATCGCATGGCACGCTTTACAGAACGGGTGTTCTGCCAACCATGAGGGGAGGCGCTTGAGATATTTTCTTTCTTCTCGTGCGCGTTCGTTAGTTCGTCTTTTGATTCTCGTTCGGTTTTTCATCTTGTTCTATCCACCCGCGTTGCGGTGAAATCGCTTCTTTAGATCCCAACACACAGCGAGGTTGGAACATTCCAATCGGGATTTTCTGAAAACAATAAAGCAGGTAACAGTTCGAGGGATCTATCAATCTAGATTCAGCCGGGAAGATCTCTAACGCTTCCCATTCCTCACCGACCATCTGGTTTTTGATCGCCTGCATATCGCGCCAATCGTGACGGGCGCTCCCGTCTCTGGCACTGATCTGGATTATCGACCACAGGCCCTCGCCGAAAGCGTTTACGCCGAAGTGACGATTTATCTTTATCCGATAAACATCATTCAACCATATCTCCCGCTGATCGTCTTTTTCCGCGATTACCAAGGGTTGTAACGGTTTCCAAGGCGGGATTTGTGCGCTGATCATCCTCGCCTCTTCCACGCTTCCATTCCAGCTTCGGTTCACAAAAGGTCTTGTTCCCTCATAACGATATCCCCGTGGGCGAACATCGCCACGTCGCCCGGGCATAACACTTGCGAGATCGTTAACGGGAACAGCTTGGTGCACCTACCGTTTTCCGGTGCGTCAAAGAACCTGAAATAAAAGACTTGGATATCGGACTCCAGTTCCCGCATTGAAAACATGATATCGCCGCGAATCAGCTTGGTTCGTTGAATTGGAAACTCGTTCCCGAACTCGTCACATAACCCGACCCAGATCGGGACGCTTTCGTCTAATTCGTTCATGTCTCCGATTCTCTCCTGCACCCCGCCTTGGTGACAACTAAAATCCTCTCAGTCGTGTTCGCTTGAAGCTTTGATCCCGCCATTGCAATCCGTACCTCAGAGCATCGAGCACATGGCTGTACTCAAACTCGTCATCGATATCTTCGGGGTTTTCTTCGTCCCTGGGGACGGTCGGTATCGCTTTGATCAACGTCTTGCACGCTTCAAAGATCACCAGTTTCGGAATTCCGTCTTTAGTCGGGGCGAGCAACCTGTGAATATGCTGAACGCCGTGCACACGCGATCCCTGATATTTCTCTGCCGCTCGCCATTGGCACCCCATCTTATTCATCGCATCCCCGCGTGCTGCTGCCCCTGTCCCCGTGTTTGCGAACGTCGCCGGATCAATGATACCCACCAGCGAATGGGCGTTCTCTCCGGGAATCTGCCCGTAATTCATAATCGCGATCCGTTTATCGCGTTCGAGGACTTTTGCCGCCATCGTTTCTGGCAATAGTCCTGATTCGTACAATTCCGAGATCACATAAGTCCTGTCCATCACCGGGTCCTTTGCGAACCACAAGACAGCCGCAGGATTGTTGTACCCGTCATCGGCTCCGCGCCAGATCTCCCATCCTTCCGGTATCGCGAACGAATGACAGACATTGATGTCTTTGCGCCATGATCCGCTGAACATCGCGCCACTGACCACATCCCAATCGCCGTAAACCAACGCTCTGACCACCTCTGGGTCGCCGACTCCTTTGAGTTTCGCTAAATACTGCGGGTCGTTCTCCAAGAGAGAGGGGTTGTCATGGTAGAACGCCGGGATGAACGATCTCAACATCCCGCCGTCTGCGTCGCTCATCCTGTGCATCACGTTCGCCCCGCCTTCCGAACAAAGATCGACAAAATCCTCTTTTACCCATGTGTGATGGGCGCCACCGGGGTTTGATGTTAAGAGTACGAATGGGAACTTACCTTTGTAACGATCCGGGATCTCTAACGTCCCTAACCTGCAGCGAGTACGTAAGTAGGTGTACACCTTTTTGGAAAAGTGGGTTACTTCGTCTATCTCCAGAATGTGCATTTCTGCCCCTTGAAACCGGTACACGTCCCCCTCGTACTGGCAATGGTTCAGACTTATCCGAGAGCCGTTAGCAAACCTAATCTCATTTTTAACGATTGAAACTTGTCCCGCTTCCTGAGCTTGGGCGAGCATAACCCGGAAACTGCCAGGACCCTCAAGATGTGTTTGCAACAATTCAGGGAACGTGCGTCGAAACAGATATGCTTGTAGGCCCGGTATCTCAATGCAGTAGAGTATGGCAGCCGCTCGCGCCAGATACGATTTACCCGGACCCGCCGCGCCACCAAACAAGATCTCATTGGCCGGTGATCGCAGAACAAGCGCCTGTTTAGGGTGCAGCCTGATATCAATGATCGGGCTCTTACCTTGGGTCTCTTCATCTACCAGCATCCGAGCACCTTAACGCTGTTCACGTCCGGTTTTCCTCGTTTTCCTGATAACCTGATGGTTGCGGGGTAGGGGAGGGGCGAGCTTCGTCGGCATCCTCGTATTTCTTGCAGGCGGTGATGGCCGAGGTGATAGCTCGCCGCACATCGTCGTTGGTCCCCTCCGCAATGACCGCAAAGACGAACCCCTGATGTTTCAATTGCGGAGTGCTCATCAAGAATTCCCAATAATGCGCCTGCTCCTCTTTATCGCTGAACATGGCGATAGCCGTCCCGACAAACAGTACCCCGAACGTTTGCTCGATCTCTTCTACTCGCGCTTTGCCTTTCTTGTTTTCGGGTTCAGGCTTCTTGACGTAGGTGAACCCGCACATGATCAGGGCAAACATCGGCACGAAAAAGAGATTCATCCGAGGCGCAGTATACGCCCGAATTATTCCTCTACAACCGCCGGGAGTTGGATAGAAAACTGGTTATCGCAATTAGGGCACAGGATCCGCACCCTGCTATCATCCGTAATCGGTGCGCTTTCCGGAAAGAATTTCAAGAACGTGGTCGGTTCACCACACGGGCACGGCTCGATCCAATCTGAATCGAAGATGGTCACCGTTTCCTTTTCCTGCTCTTAGCTTTGCTCTTTGCTCTGGGCGACATCACGATCTGCACCTTGATCGCTTGCGGTTTGGGTTTCGGTTTAGGCTTCGGCTTTGGTTTCGGCTTAGGTTTCGCAACCGACTTGCGTTCCACCGGCAAGACTCTCCCTTTCACGGTGAAAGGAAATCTAGCGGGCATTCTCTATTTCCTTGGTTCCCGAATGATCAATCGTCGTGAACTCTGTGCTGTCCGGGGGCGGCAAGGTGAAATTGACCACAAAAGGAGCCAGGGACATCGGGGAGCCGTCCACGCCGGTAATCTCTTGGGTGATGTAATCCCTGAACTCTTTCGGGAACCGGTTGATCAAGATCCATTTCTTAGCTTTCCAATCCGGATCCCTTCTTATTTCCGCCAACAAGAGGGCCTTGCTTTTGACTTCCGCCAACTCGACTGCATCCAAGAATTCTTTGTACCGCTGTTCGCCGGCGTTCCCCCTGTCCTTCCATAACCAGACCGTTGTCCGATGTACCCCTGACAATCTGCAAGCGTCCTCTAACCGCAATCCGCCCGCAATGAACCCACAGATTTTCTCTTGAGTTTCATCGTTCAATTTTGACTGTGCCGCCGCTTGTCCGGGGCGGCGTCGATAGTGCTTTTTAGGGGTTGAACTGGTTTTGTTTTTCCTGATCGGTCTCATATTGCTCCAATCGCATTCCGTAATTGTCTATCCCGTCTTTGATCTTGAGGCCATCTTGCATGATAAGGCCCAGTCCTTTGAATCGCGAATAATCGATGTAATGATGCACTCGGCCGAACCTTGCTATGACCCGGCAAACGTCCGGATGCTGGGCGGCGGTCATGGAAGCTTTGGCGGTGGTCCCTTTTGAGTACAGGATATCGGTGTTGCCGCCTTTCATGGTCATGGTGGTCATCTTATGTTGCAAGAAAGCCACGAAATTGATGGTGCAATACCCTGCCTTCATGACCCTCAAGGATAAATCGAGATCCTCATTGTAACGCCCGCGCCATCGGAAAGGGATATCGTTGCGGATCAACATTGAACAACAAATCCGCGTGTTCAAGATGAAGGGTGGCTGGCGCTGTTTGCGTTTCCCAAATTGCAGGAAGGTGGGGCCAGCAATAGCTACGTTAGAATATCGGGCGGCAAAATCCTCCATACACTTGAGGACTGTGCCGTCAGCTACCCTGATTCGTGTGTTCCGCCACAGGCGCCAGAACCCGTTGACATTATCGTCCATCACCCAATGCCGCCCTGAATTGATTGATTGGGCGTGATCCCAGATGAAGTTGCGGGCTGGGCCGCTCCCTTTGCTTTTATTGGCGATATCGAAGGTGTCGTAATCGCGCTGATACTTCTTGTCGAGGACGAGGATTTTCTCTTTCGGGATGACGGCGGCGTACTTTGGGTATTCCTGTTCCTCGACCACCATGGTGTAAGGGACCCCCATCAGATCGAGGGCCCTAGCGGTCAGGCGGCTTTCGTACCGGCCTTTGGACGGGATATAGATCGGATAGGTCGGATTTCTCTTTTTTTTTACACCGACCCAACGTTTATCTGAAACCATCTGGATCTCAGAGGGCGGGTACCAGATGTATTTGGTTTTCGGCCCGATCTTTTCGTCCACCAATGCGGCGAACTTGTCTAACCCTTCCTGATCCTTGAAATGGACCATCACCGTTTTCCACGGCATCAGGTCTTGCTGATCGTATTCCGGCATCGAGCGCCAGGCTTTCAACGGGTCCTCGATCCCGATGGCCAGGCGTGAGGCGATCTCGATCTCTTCAAAGCCGGTCAACAGGAGGTCGAAATCTTTCCCTTCCCACAATTTCTTCAAAGATTCGGCCAACAGTTCGTTGTCCCAATCTGAATCGAGCGCCAACCTGTTATCGGCGATCCGGTAAGCCTCCACCAATTGGGGTGTCAGATGACTGAGTTTGATACAGGGCACCGAGATTATCCCTAATTGCTTCGCCGCCATCACCCGCCCGTGCCCTGCGATCACCTCCAGATCATCCGTTATCAAGGCAGGAGTGGTCCAGCCATACGTCTTGATCGATTGAGCGATCTTCTTGACGTTCTGTTCACTGTGGATCCGGGGATTAGCAGGAGCCATCTTCAGATCGATCACCAGATGATCCTCGATATCGCCCATCTTCTCTAGGGTGGGCGCTTTCCTCGGTTTCTTAATAACCTTCAACATCGGTGCCGGAATTGCCTTTGACGATTGGTGCTTTTTTGGTGTCCGCCACGTTCCGCATACCGCCCAAGTTCTTGTGCTGCATACTCTTGGTCTTGGCTCTGGGGGATTTAGCCGAGAAGCTTTTCTTAACCGGTTTTTCCAACGTTTGTCCGTCCTCGTCGTGACCCGCTACTTGATTATCAGGATTCATGTTTTGCCTTTCTTTGGTTTGGGCGCGTACTCATCCGGCAACTGCCATGCTACCGCGCACCGTTGACAGAGCAGATAAAAGCCAGGGGCATTGAAATTCGCTTTGACCAAGATTGTTCCACACGCGCACACCGAATTGAACTGCGAATCTACCCGGTGCGGGTTAGAGATCATTCGGGTTGTGCAGTTCATACACCAACATTTCGATTAGCAATTATTCCAAAAATTATTCCGTCACAGGTACCATTCCCATTCTTTGCGCACCTTATAATTCTGCCAGATCGGCAGGTAAGGCCGCGCATACCAGTGGGCGAACAATTTCCCGGTGGTCGGCAGATGTTCCGTCAACCAGAACATCACCGAATTGATAACGTGGATTTCCTTGGCGTGCTTGAGGACGTCCGCATAGGCGAGGATGCTCTCGTTCATCACTTGGGTGCTCTGCACGATCTGGCCTTCCCACTCAATGTATTGAGGGTCGATCCGGTGCTCGCGTTTGTCGTGCACGAAGATGTAATCTTCTTCCGGGTACCCGTACTGGGTGACCTTGGTGGCGGCGTCCGGTAACGGACAAAGATCCCACCTGTTTTCGTAATTCAACCCCAACGATTTATAGACGAACTCGTACATGTCCATCGCCATCGTCCTTGGCGCTTGCCCGTGTTTGCCCAGAATGAATTCGGTCCCCGGACCGATCATCGTCTTGGTGTCGCCCTTTTCCCATTCCGCTTTCACGTCGTTTAAATCCCTGATCTCGATCTCGGGATAATTGACGAAGAAGCTTTCCACGCTCGGGACGTATAACGGTTGGCAGGGCAACATCAGACCGCCCAGCTTGTTGCTCCGTTCCACAATTCCGCCGGCCATCGCCGCCACGTCGCCGATCCCCACCATGATCCTGAACCAGCCTTCTTCCCCAGCCTGGCTGAAATCTTCCCCCATCCAATCCTTTTTTTCTTTCAAGCCCATATGATGCTGAAATCGCCCGGTACCCAGAGGATGCTCGATCCCGGGTTCATGGTGATCGGGGTATTGAGGTCGCAGGAAAACAAGAGGTTGCCCGCAAACTGGTCATCGCGCCACCCAACGCTCAAGACCACGCCCATAGTCCCCGTTTGGGTCGGGATCGCGATATTCGAGGCGTTGGTTTTGATTCCCAATACTGTGAATCCCCAACTGCCCAAAGAATTAGGCTGGCTGATTCGCCCGTAATTCGAGAGCGTCCCGTCTGGCATCACCGATCCGTTAGCAGCCAATTCCAGCCCGACATCACCCGCACCCGGCGATTGATTGTAGAGGGCCACCCATAAGAACGGGGGAGGGGTAAATAAGGTGTTGCTGATGCCGTAATCCAACATCAGCGCCCGATAATAATTCGAGATGACCCCAGCCATTTAGATCCTGAACGGCGGAGGGACGGTCACTGGGGGCGGGTTATTTAAGACCGGGAAAGTTTCCGGCAAGGTCGGCATGACAATCGGGGCCACCACCACTTCTTCACTGGGCGGGACCGGGTTAGCGGGGACCGGAGGCGGGGTTTGTTCCGGCTTGATAGGGGCCAGGGGCGGGTACATAGATTTTTAAAGGCGTTGCTTCATCAACTCTTGTTGGCGTTCCCATTGTTCGGTCCGCTTTTGCCTGATCTCACTTCTCAGAGCGTTCTCGAATTCCTGACGTTCTTCCGAAGTCGGCGGCGGATCAAACACTAAATCATAAGCGATCCATAACGCTTCGGTCTCGCTTTTCGGATTGCCGAGGGTGACGTTCCAACCCGGTTTTTGCAACCACCAGACGCGCCCATCCGGTTTGGTGACCGTCATCCCCCGTTTGGTCAGGTAGGCTCGTTTCTCGGCATCCGGCACTTCCGGCCACTTGTCCTCTGTGTCTGACTCGATGAAGTCCATTTATTGGCCCTCGGCCGTCGCAGCAACCGGCCTGCGCCCGCGTTTCTTCGTCGTCTTGATAGATTCTACCTCCTGATCGGTCGGCTCGGCTCCGTTGCCCTCAAAAGGTATCTCCAGTTGGTTCGGGTTAATGACCGATTCGCGGGCGTCCGTCTTCCTGACTCCGAACGCGATCTTGGTCCTGATGATCTGTTCGTCGCCCCGATAGTTGATATTGAAATCGATCCCGATTTTAATTTTCTCGTTCGGCTCGCCTTCCCTGATCGATTGGATTTCGTCCCAATGCTCCTGCAACAACTCCTGAGTTTTACTGACACATTCGGCGATCACAGCTTGATTCATTCTGGTCATAAGTTCGTTAGGCTTCTGGGCATAAAGAAAGCGATCAAGAGTTTCCCCTTGATCGCTTCTCTATGCAAGCTTGGTTTGTTCGGCTATTGGTTTTCCTTCACAGACCGCTTTGCCTCTAGTACGGCCAAACAAACCTGCTTTTCAAAACAAGACCATTTGTTTCAATTCTGGTTTAATGATTTTTTGCAAAATTTCAACTATTTTCGCCGCCTCCGCTCGGGTCGTTTTGGATGTGCAACTGTTCCGTTCCGTAATTGTCGCTTCAAACCATTTGATGGCATTTCCCGCTTCGTTCCTGATCGCTTCTTCCCTGCTCTCGAATGCTTCCCTGTTCCAGACGCTAATCGGGCCGCTGGATCCGCCTGTAGCGTGCTCAAACGAATACCCAGTCAACCATTGCCCTCGCCCGTTACGGGCCAGACGCACCTCAGCTTTTGACCTGTTGATTTTGACCAGTGTGACTCTCTCGCTTTCCTCGAATACCCCATGCTGGTTCAGATCCCCTTTGTGCCACTCCACCAATGCTTCGGTGATCTTCCGGACATCGTAGCCAGGGGAACGTCCGCCCAACTCTATGATAACCGGCTCTAGGTTGATCATTTGAATCGCCCTAAGAGATGGTTAGTGAGCTCTAATTCTTCTTTCTTTGCCCCTCTGTTTGGAGCGGCGTACTGCGCTTTATCTATGGAGCGCAACTCGTTCACTAACCGCTCTTTGTTCGCGTCCAATAGATCTAGTATCAGGTCCGCTTCGTTGTCGCTTATTTGTATTGTTCTCATCGTTCGTTTTTCCTTATTTCTCGACCCCGATCACCGAGAGGATTTGGGTCGGTAATTGTCTCTTGTACTTGCGAGCCAACATCACCGCGTATTTTGCTTGCTTCTGGCTGAGTGATGCCCTGCTCGCCAGATCCTTGCCAAACTTGGTGTCCAGCTTGTTGAACCCCATCTCGTCGAGACTGACCGCCCCGTTGCAGATCCCGGCCAGCATCTTCATCGCTTGATGGGCCGCTTGCACTTTCTCGATCGGGATTACCGCTTCCTGCTGCTGCGCCGGGACCGTGACCGTCAACTTACCGGGCACCGTCACCGTGTGGCCGTTGACCTTGGGCGCCAATTCCGCGGGAGCAGTGACCGCCACTTTCTTGTCGAGGGCCTGATCCGCGATCCGCTGTTTGCTGACGATTGTCCGGGACATCTTGGCGTCCAGCGATCCGGCCAGAACGATGTGCTGGCAGAGCACTGAGTCCAGTTGCCCGATCCGGTGGCATCTGTCCTCCGCTTGGGTGACATTGGCCGGGACCCAATCTAATTCGGCGAAGATCACATGACTCGCCGCCGTTAAGGTCAACCCGACTCCCGCCGCTTGAATGTTCCCGACGAAGACCCGGCATTTGCTGTCGTTCTGGAAGATCGAAACCGCTTCGTCCCTGTTCTTGGCGCTGACGTCGCCCGTCACCTTGACCGGGTGAAACTCTTTTAAGGTGTTCATCAAAATCTCGACCACATCCTTGTGATGGGCGAACACCACAATCTTGCCCTCTTTGTCGTCCAGAGTTTCGGCGATGAATTCCGCCACGTAAGGGGCTTTGGCGACCGAGGTGGCGTGCCGAACTTGCGCCATCTCTTCAAAGGCCACCCGACGAGCTGCCTTCAGTTTCGCCACAGCTTCTTCGTAGGCGTCTTGGTTGTCGTCCATCTTGGCTTTGACCACCTCGTCCTCAGCCGTATCCAGCGCCGTCTCGTACTTCTCCCACTTGTTCAGTTCCGCCGCGATGACCGCCTGAATTTTCTTGTCTGCCTCGATCTCGATCACCTGACGGACTTTGGCCGGTAGATCTTTCAAGACGTCTTTCTTCAATCGGCGCACCATCCATTTCGACCGCAACAAGGTGTTCAGTTCATCGAGGTTGCTGGCTCCGGTATCGTCCCAACCGAATTGGGTGGAATGAGCGTTGCAATACCGGCGAGCGTAGAACCCTTTTTTGCCCGTCCAATACTGCGGATCCAACCAGTTCAAAGAGGTGAACAACTCGATTGGCTTGCCGTTCAAAATCGGTGTCCCGGTCATCCCGATCCGCCGACGACCCTTGATCTTCATGACTGCCTTCGCCCTCAAAGTCGCCCCGTTCTTGATCTTGTGAATCTCGTCCACGATGACCAGATCATAGGTCTTTTCCACTACGGCCGGGGCACGGTGCAGGATATCGAAATTGATGATCGCGATGTCCGCTGAAGTCTTGCAGCTTTTGCCTTCCAAGATCCCGATTGTCATCGGGCGGGTCAGCCACTTCTTCAATTCCCGATACCAGTTGAGTTTCAGGGTAACCGGGCAAACGATCAAAACCGACTTGATTGAGGTGTCGGCGTTGATGACCCCGATGCCCTGTATAGTCTTTCCGAGGCCCATCTCATCCCCGATCAATGTGCCGGGGCGAGCTAAAGCGTAAGCGATCCCGGCTTTCTGGTAACCGAGATAATCGTATCCTTTCGGAGCCGGAATTTCGATCTGGGCATTGGTCGCCGCGCTGGAAAGAACCGCCTCGATCTTGTCCGCTGTCGCCTCGGGTTGCACCGACTGCCACCAACAGATCTTCCAAACGTCTGTCTGGGGGTGTTTGCTCCAACCTAACCCCATCGCTTGCATGGCAGGCTTGTTCGCCTTCCACGCCGCCCTGAACTGATCCGTGGGTTCAGCTGTCCGCAACAGTCTCTCGCCCCGTGGGGTTAAAACTGTCTTCCCGTCTGACCACTGCGCCAGATCTTCGACTTCCACTGTTTTCGTCTCCGCGTTCGTAACCTCGTTCATGCCAGTACATTAAATCTTGTTTAACGCACTGGCAACGGATTATTACGAATTCTGGAAGATTTTTTAGCTTCGTGAGCGCCGAATCGTCTTCTGTTTTACGGTCGTTTTAAACTCGTCTGTTTCGTGGGTGTAGGTGCCCCCGTTCATCCTCGCGAGGTTCCACAATTGTTTCAGCTTGGTTTCCGGATTGCATTCCATTCCGATCAAGCCGCGGGCTGTCGGGAACGATGTCCCCGCTTCCAAAACCGGGCCGATCTGCTCCATCACTTCGGTTTGCAACGCCGCGAACTCGACCACATCCGAGGGCGACATGCGGATCCCGCCGCTAGTGATTCCCTGATAGAATTCTTCGCCTAACACTTTCTCGATCCGATCCATCGCTTTGTCGTGCTCTTTCTGGATCGATTTGGTCTTGGCTTCCTTCAACCCTTTGCTGATCGATTTCCGCCCCGCCATGATCTCTTTGACCATTTCGGGCGCTTTGGCATCGATCTCCTTTATTTCGTGGACCCGTTGCCGCTTGGCTCCGGTCGCAGTAGCCGCTTGCTGGATGGTTAACCCGTGCCCGTTCTTGCCCGTCGCGCCCGACGCTTTCAAAAGAACCAGGGCGCTGCCCGCCCGTTGACCAGCGGTTAAATGCCGCCGCTTGATGTTCATCGAGATGGCGTATAAGGCCGGGTCGCCGCACTCTTTCGCGTCGAACTCGGTAAAGAATTGCTCATCGAGCTCCCATCCGAGTTGTTCCATCGCTTTAACCCTGTGCCGCCCATCGAGGACTTTGCCGTCCAACAGGACGATTGGTTCCCTCATCCCGTTGGCATCGATATCTTTGACTAATTCTTGGAATTCTTTTTCATCCATCTCTGGCAATGCTTCAGCCAGGGGATGTGGTTCTAACGTTTTTAGTTTCATCTTTTTTGCTTTGTTATTTTGGGTTTTGGTTAAGGCTTTTTTTGATTTAATTGCTTCGGTCCTGACTCGTTTATCGGTTTCAAACGCGTCGCGTTTACTCTGTCGTTTCTTGATCGGTTTATGGGTATCTTGTTCCGGCTTTACTGGCCGGTGGCCCCGCCATGACTTTGGGGCTAGCTTTCGCGTTCATGACCCGACGCCGGTTCGCTTGTGTTGCCTGACGCCGGTTCGAGAACACCCCTCCGCTTGGCGTGGGGTAAGTGGGGCGCTTAGAATTGTCCGAAGACATTGGCCCACACTCGCAAGGTTGCTGATCCATGGGCCATGACTCTAGCACCTTTATCCAATGTTCTCAACCATCTTGATCGCCTCTTCGTCGGAGTAAACCACTTGTAAGACAATGGCTTGCGACTTAAGACGAGTTGCAAAATCTTCTTGATCTGCACTCAATTTTTCACCCGGCAATTTAAATTCTATCCAATGGGTTTTTCCGTGGGCGCCGACAATGAAATCCGGGGTGCCAGGGGATGCCGTCGAGGGCTTGTCGGTCCGGTGCCATGTGTATGCGTACCCTTTACGCAAACAGTGATTGGCGAAGACTCCCTGATGTTGTCGTTCAAACCGCGAGGTCCGGTTCGGCGCTCTCTCAGGTTCCGGTGTTGGTTCCCGGTTGTCTTTCCAATCAACCGAGAGAGCTGGGTTGCGTGCCAGCGCTGCTTCTAGTTCTACCTTTGTCATCGCTAGGATCGCGCTAGGCGCGTTTTTAGGTCTTAACCGATAGAATATGCCTCTGGTCAGAAATGAGGCGGCAGAATCAAAGGGCCGTGCTCATCCATTCGACGTGCGATCTCGTCCAAAGCCCTGATCACCTCTTGTTCGTTCGCGCAATTGGTGACCTTGTTGGCGCGGTCGATCTGTCCGAACGGCCAGGCCACCAAACACCATTTCATCGGGAAATGAAATGTGCTGACAATCTGGTCGACCTGATTGGCTAGGCTTTTCAGTTTTACGTAGGCTTCTTGGGTTAGAACTTCTTCCGGTGTCATTCTGTTTTTTTCCAGTGTTTGCAGGCCGGCGATCTCGCTTTTACATCAGTCCCCGCCCCGCCTGTCCAGAACGCCCGCATCAATCCGCATTTGAGATAGGTACCCGACATACGTTTGCGGACAAGGTTAGCACAACTTTTGCACGTTTCGCCCGAGGGACCTGTGCCGGGGATCGCGGCGTACCCGCCTTTGACGGTCGCTTTCTTGCCGACCATCGGGTGTTTTTCTAACCATTCTTTGTCAATGCAGGTTCCCATACCGGTTCATCGAATGAGGTTGGGGTCGAGTGTTCGCCGATTGACCAGAGTAGCGAATCTAAGAGTGCTTCCCTGACCACCCTGATATGTTTGCAACGCAAATGATCCGAGGGCCGGGTCGCCAGTTTGGCGTACGGCTCTTTGCGGTAAGTGAAATCGAAACAGTCGCATCGCCCGATCTGGTGGTAATACATCAGATCGACCAGATACCACGCTTCCGGTTCGGATTGGCTTTCCACCTGCCACCGGGTCTTCGAGTCGTATTGCCTGATCCTGAATACTCCCTCGCTCATTTCTTCTCCCACCATTTTTCCGGGTATTCGTCCGGCCTGAACCCGTACTGATCGACGTATTGCTGGACCATGTTTTCGATGGTCCTGATCTCCAGATCCCGGCGTTCTTTTGCCGCCTTCGGATTTTTGCGGTAGTATGCACTCCATTTTTTACGGGCATCCTCGATCATCTCGTCCGTGACCCCGACCGCATCCCCGATGGTCCGCATCTTGAACGGTGGTTTGCTCATGCCTGTTCTCCGAGTGACGGGTCGTGCATCAGTTCGTGCCCTTGGGTTTTGGCGATCCCCCGCAAGAGCAGGATGAAACTGGCCGCGAATTGCCGTTGCGCCT